ATTACTAATAACATAGAATTGAGTGCCATCAGGATGTATTGCAAATCCATTAGACTTAAATTGATTAGGCGCACCACTGTCTCTATTTGTTATTTCCATTTGACTATGGAAATTCATAGTAGATAAATCATAAGGAGTAGACAAATCTGTACGTACTAATGATTGTCTCCATCCATTCAAGCCATTACCTGAACCACTAGATGCACTATCATAATCAGAATCTTCGAATGATGTATGTACATAATATCTTCTTGTACCGTCTTTATTAAAACGAGAACCTGATTGAAATGCTAGTTTATATTCAAACTGTGGTATACCTGCAGGCGCTGATGAAATGCCATTTGTATAATCACTATTTGCAGTATGAGATCCTATATCATAAGGAATACTAAAATTAGCTACTGATGTATTTCCGGTATAGCTAAGTCTACCAATCGCCATTTTTCTACCACTATCAAACCATTCCATAGTATAAGCATTACCGCCTGGGAAATAGTAATTATATGAGTAGTTAGGCATTAATATAGAACCACTGGCATGACGAGCTGTACTTGTAATAGCTTTATCTAATGATGCCGTAGAAATATCCCAAGAGTCAGCCAAGCTATATTGTGCTATAACATCTTCGGAATTTTCATTTATATAAAGTTTAGTTCCCAGAGGATTAAACGCTATTGCAGTTACTCTTGACCCTTTGAATGGGAATGTATCAGAATCTGGATACGCCCAGACTCTTGTAAAATCTGTACTAAAATTACCTATCGTAGCATCACCATGAATACTAGATATATCGTATGCCCTACTAAGTGTACGTGATACTACTCTTGCTGTACTATCAATATAATGCTGATCGCCATAATACACACGTTTACCATTATCACCAAATACAACATCATTAGGATTAATATAATTTCCCGCCCCGAAGATGTTGGCTTGGCCGAGAGCATTAACAACATGATTAGCTTTAAATACTATATTACCTGAACCTAATTCACCTGCTGCGCTATCCCATATCATAGATGTAGATGATCTAGCAACTTCTGCTTGGTAATCAGCAGCTTTCATAAATTCTTTAAAATCACTATCACCAGGCCTAACAGCCGCACTATCACCGAGTTGTAATGAACTTACAGTAGGTGCAGCTGCGTTTGAAGTATTTAATACGTAATTACCTTCTGGAATACCTAAATTTCCAAATCCATCTCCGGCTAACGTTAAATTATCACTATCATTTTGAGGTGTATAGGAAATTTGTATACCACTAGTTACATTACCGCTATCAAAAGCACTAAGCACAAGGCCAGGTATATTTAAATCGTTTATACCTTCAAAATAGTTTGCATTATTACTATCAGCTACAAATCCGTATGTTATACCATTAGCTATAATCTTATATGATTTTGGAGATCTTACAAACGGTGGATCACTAATTGTACCTCTTGCAATCACTTGAGTAGCTGGTGCCGCTGCTGCAGTCGCCGCCGCTGTTGCTTCTAAGACTTGCGTCGCAGCTTCAGGTTCTCCGAATGGATTTGTCTCTGTAAAATCTAAAAAGTCTTGTGCTTGTTCATCAAACTCTGTTGATACATCACCAGCAATTACAGGATTTGTAACCTTAGTAATTTTTCTTGATGCACCAGAATTAGATCCAGTAATTGTCAAGCCAGTACTAGGTTCTGTAAACTCACCAGTAGAATTAGCTACGTGTATTAAACTTAATGTTTGACTACTATCAATAAATTCAGCTACTTCACCACTTACAACAGATCCAGTAGAATTTGCTTGAATTGTAACATCTTCACCACGCTCAAATTTAGAAGCAGCAAATGGTGGATCTATAGTTACGACAGGTGGATTAGATGAATCATAAAAGTTACCACTATCTAAAACATTTACTTTAGTAACAGTACCAGTAGCCGAATCAAAATCTAAACTTACTTGAGCAGCAAATAACGTTTTATCGTCGGTTGACTTAGGAATTGTAAGAGTAGGAGGACTAGAATATCCTGATCCAGGATTTGTAATTGTTATAAGAGAAACTTCGCCATTAGTCAAAGAAGCTACTGCTTCTGCTTGGGTGCCACCCGAGTCAGGTGCACTTAGAGTAATAGCCGGAATTGTAGCGTAAAAATTACCACCGCTATCTAAATTAGTACCTGTAACAGCACCACCAGATATATTTGCTGTAGCTTTTGCTTCTTGTTTAGGCGCAGCTGGGGGATCTACCTTTACGGCTGGTGGAGCGGTATAATCACTACCAACATTCGTCACACTAGCTCGACGCATTCTTTTCCATCTATGACTCATTAATCAAGTTCCACTTTAGTTGCTGCAGTAATACCCTGCGTCAGAGTTAAGTCATATCTAAATCCAGCATCTACTTCTAGTTGAGTAATATCGTCATTCGAAACGTCGATATCTTCATCATTGTACTCGAATAATTCACATTGCAGTTTAAATACTGGTAAATTGTTTAATTGATAAAAAGGTTGTTCATGCTCGACATGCATGATCTGAAATAACTTTTTAGAGAAAGGCGTAAAAACTAAATCACCTTCGAACGGCCGTGTGCCAGTAATCTCATTGTCGTATCTCATAACGGTTTGTTGCCATCTACGTTTTGAAACAGTAAATGTAACTTGGTCTCTTATCTCAACACCAAATTTAGTAAATAGATCTCCTTCACCATCGAAGCCATCGATGTTGTCTACATACATTTCTAATAAATAATTAGAATTAAAGCTTGATACTGGGTCTTCTCTAAAAACAGGATCTACATTCACTAAATCACGTGGCATATAATATAAATCTTGTCCATATATCTTTATGGATTCTATAATTAAGTCTTCATATAAATTCTGTTCAGACCTTGCACCAGCACTGAAATAAATATTTCGCATATTATTATCCTACAAACATAGCTACTGGGTCTTCGTGTTCTAGTCTTAACTCCTCTTGCAATCGTAAAATCTCTTGAGTTGCTGATTCATATATAGCATCGCCATTCATTGATACACCACCCGGAAGTTGCATTCCTGAAAATTTTATCAAGTTCGAACCCCATTGCTGTTTGATCAGTTGAGTACCATATAGCTTTAACCATTTGTCATTCCATACACTTGTATGTGAATTTTCGTCAATCTTAATTAAAGCTTCTATTACAACAAAGCTATTTTCTTTGAGTGTTTCATCTTCGAAATCACCATGAATGTAAACTCTTTGCTGATGATAAGCATAATCGTGTTGAGGATGGCCGTTTAGTGTCATATCTAACAATTGAGTATATTGTTGTATTTGACTGAAGTATCCAACATCACCTAGAAATGATGTCATGTTTGTAATGTCGTGAAGCATCAATTGATACTTTACGTCAAACATACTAGATCCCATAGACGAGAGCTGAAATGGCAAAACTCTCTTTACTTGTAGGACATTAGCTGGCACTGTAATATACTTATTTGTCACATCAGCTGCTGTTAACTGATGCTTAATGTAAGTACGTAACATTGAATCGTTGTGATATTCTCTGTAATATTCTAAAGCTTGATCTACTCGATCATCTAACTGATCTTCGTCTACATTTATTTCTATTACAGGATCGCCTAGTGCTCTTTTGCAATAGTCGATATAAGTATCTCTCGTTGTTGGAATCGCCATTTTAATATCCTATAGAGTTTATTTACTCTATTTATATTAATTTTTTTATCTAAAAATCATTAAATAAAAATTAGTCGGCCTCTTCTATCGTATTACCATCTGCTACCCATTCGAGAATGGCTTTATAGTGGACATTATTTTCATCAAGAGGAACAGACCAAATTATTCCATTGATAGTAGCGTTTATGCTTACATTCTTAGAATTGTCATATGTATTTTTATTATATTTTGCGTTTTCGATTACCATGATAACTCCTAAAATTCTGCCTCAAATTGAACTGTTCCAGTTGATGTGCCATCTGGTTCTGTTAGATATGTTCTATAGCTAGTCATACCACTAAAGCCACCTAAAATGTATGTAACACTAGCAGAGCCAGCATAAGTATTTAAGCTTACAGTTCCTGAAGTTGTTGTAAATCCTTGCGCTACTGTATCACCACATCTTAGATTTGCATTTGTAAGTGAAACTGATGGTTTTGCTCTCATTTGAACAGGTAAAGCGTGGTCAACAACAAGAGTATTACCACCACTACAAACACCAAGCTTACCACCAGTATCAGTAGAAACTGTGGTTTCTTTGTAAAAATATCTTTGGCTCTTACTTAAAGTAATTCCCACTGATTCATGCTCGAACTCTGAGGCTTTTGAACCAAGTTCTAACTGAACACCAGTAATTTGCCATGTCGCACCGTTAGTTCCAGCCAAGTTTACTTGGCTAGTACTAGCCATTTTAAAACTTGCATCCCAAGCATTAAGAGTGCTAGTTTGAAAATTTGTACCAGTACCTAATGACCAGCCTAAATACATACCAACGCCAGTGTTTGACAGCCAAGCTCCAGATTGATCCCCAGTAATTGTAACAGTTTTCTTTTCCCAAGTATTAGCTGAAGATATTGTGTAAGTACTAATAAACGAGCGATTAGCCGAGTTATTAAAACAAAAAACAGAAAATGTACCAGTAAGACTAGATTTTACATAAAATGATAAAGTAACGGTTTTAGCCATCGCTCCATAACCCCATTTTAAATGACTTACGTTTGAACCTTCTATTGGCTGTAAAAATCTTTGATATTGAGTAGTGCCTAAAGATGTATCTGTACCTGTTACAGTAAGTTTACTAGAGTGCATAAAACCAGTCGGTGCGTCACCTACTTGCTGGCTACTAAAAGTAGCATCACTGTAGTCTTGTATCTTAAAACGGTCTACAACGTAATGGTCACTAGGAGCTACTGTTACAGAAGATGTTCCGTGTCTTTGAGAAACTTGCATAGCACCATTGATAATAATATTTCTATTACTAAATGCTCCTGTAAGAGGAAGATTATCTGCTAGTTTTCTTGCGTTGCTCATGCGTTACTCCTAACTTATCAACTGTCCAGTAAATCCAGGCATATGTATTTGTCCAGATACATAGTTATTTGTCCAAGCTATATCTACATAATCATTTGCATTCAATTCCATTACTGCGTGATGTATATGTGCTGTCCAAGCATTCTCTTGAGATTTTTGTGAATATGAAAATGTGCTTTGGTTTAGTCTCATATAAAACCAAAGATAACCAGATCCAAAATTTGACGCTTGGCAAGTAAAGATAAACAAGTATCTTCCAGCAACAGGACAAGTAAATCTTCCAGTAGCCGCATTAAAGTGTGAACCTGGATTGTGACCATGGTTAACGCTTGAAGCCCATACATTGCTACTAGACATAACAGTTGTACCTGTTCCTCCAATCACATATGATTTTGATCCTAAATAAGAAAAACCTGGTTGCTGAGGCATTCTAACTTCACCTGTACTGTTTACTAGTAATCTATAAGCAGTACCAGCTGTGTTGTCCGATATACCTAAAGAGTTTCCTAACCCTCCTCCAGTACTACTATTTCCTGCGTAAATGCCATATTCACGTCCACCAGTGTGTGTATTGTTAAGAATAAATCCTGCTCTGTTTCCATCACCACCGGCATATGTAAGTTTTACTTGTCCAGTATCAGCAGATGCAGATTCCGTAATATCTAAAACTTTAGCAGGAGTGCTTGTTCCTATACCCACTCTATTGTCAGCTACATCAACGTGAAACGTGTTAGTATCAACAGTAAGATCACCACTCATAGTATCACCAGTGGTATTAACATATCGTGCATCTGCCTGTGCCTGTGTTTGTGTATCACCAACACTAAACGTATTGTATGCAACAACTTCTATCTCATCACCGGCCGCTGCCCCTGATGTTAAAGTTATTGCCGTTCCATTACTTGTATAGTCAACGGTTTCATCCAAGAGCAAACCATTCATAAACACTTGTACAAAGCCTTGTGTATGTGATATAGTAAAAGCTGTTTGCCCCGCAGTAGCAGTAAATGTTGTACTACTAAAGTTACCAGAACCTATAAGGTTAGCCGTATCTCTTGCTCTTGTCATTTACTTTCCTAACTAGGTGTGCTTGCCGCCACGTGTGCATCATAAGCTGTCTTGACCGCATCAGTATGAAACTGTGTGACTAATGCTTTTACATCATCACTTTCAGCTGATGCATCATCTCCTGGTGCTACGACATGACGATGAAAAGATCTACTAATTTCAACACCATCTTTTTTAATGACTGTGGCAGTTCTCACTTGTATATGCTTGAACTCACCAACTATTTCTATTTTGTCTTGTACTGTTTCTTCTGTTAAGGCCATTGTTTATCTCCTTTATGGCTGTGGACTGACTACCCAGCCTCCGACTGGGGTGTTATTTTATTATTAATCACAGTAATAGCTTCCTGAACACATAACATATTTACTTCCAATAGCAGTTATAGTACTACCTGAACTATTATTAGCAGTGGGGTATATGCTTGTAGTTCCTATGTTTATGTATCCGGAAGCTGAATTATTTACATATGTGTTGTGTGAAAAAACAACAGATGCATATGCGCTACCAGTATATGGAGAAGTATGAGTAAAAGGCAAGCCAGTTAATACTGGTGCTACTGCACTACTAATCGTCCTAGTTGCACTATACCAATTAAAATGACATATATTCCCTACTTTAACATATACTCCATATCCTAAAGAAGCACCAGTACTTTCTCCTGTCATAGTCATAGTAAAACTACCGGTTTCATAATCATCTAAGTGATTAGCCGTACCAGTGCCGCCAAGATAAGCACCGCCACCAAGGTAGAGGTCTTTGAAGCGGGCAGTAGCCGCACCTACGTCAATAAGACCGTCAGATACTGCACCAGTAGTAGGGTTAGATATAGGGTACATAGAGTTTGCGGAGGCGTTAAAGTTTAAATTAACATCACCAGAGCCAATACTTAGTCTGCTGCCCTGTGTTCCAACAGTTCCCACCGTGGAGCCATCCTTTTGTACATCAATGACTGTGCCATCACTTGTTGCACGATCTACTGTTAAAGGAGTTGCCCCATCATCATCAACAGTCAAACCATTGGCGGCAGTAACAGCACCAGTAACGCCTAACGTACCACTAGCAGTGATGTTACCACTAAACGTACCACCAGATGCTGGAACATAATCGCTATTTGGTATATCAGTTTGCATTGCCACAATACTAATAACATCGTTAAGGTTTGCCGCAGATGCTAATGTAACTGTATTACCATTACTAGTAGTAAAGTCACTCTCATCCATAAGGATACCATTGACATATACTTCGATCTGTCCGTTAGTAAAGCCTAATGTTTTACTATCATCGTCAGCGCCAGTAAATGCTGTCTGCCCTTGAGTAGCAGTAAAGTCAAACTTAGCTCTTCCGAACGATCTAACATCTTTAGGTTGTGTACCAATATATGCCATTCTTTATTTCCTATTTTTTATCTAAGACTTCTTTGCATTTATCTGATGCATAAGTCTTAAACCATCGTGGCGCGAACGCATGAAAAAAACAAGCATATGCCGCTTTCTCTAACTGCCAAGAAATCCACAATGCTCTTTTAAAATGCTGCCATCTTGTCATGTCAGCTTCTTCCATATGTATTTTACATTGTTTACTAAACATTGTTTATCCTAAAAATTTAACTGTAAAACAGTTATGAGAATTACTTCCAAAGTAAATATCTGCGGTACTACTTTTATCTTCAAATCTAATACTTAGTGTATCACCAACCGCACAATTAACTATAGAAGTTCCAGATCTCATATCTTCCTCATCACTAGCATTATAGCTATATACCATCGTCATCTGACCACTTCCATATATATGTGAACCATTTTTTTGCGCTGTTGTTCTTAGAAATCCAGTCTTACGCTGTAGATAGTTCCAGTGAATTTCATAGTGACCAGCTTTTGGGCAAGTAAATAAACCAGTAGATGTACTGTAAGCATTGGCTGTATCTACCATAGAAACATTCCAAACTATTGTTCCTATTGTTGTGTAATCACTGACATTATTTTTTCTTCCATAAAATATAATTGGATTTGAAACACCTAATCTACCGTTGCTATCTATAGTTAACCCAGTAGTACCACCAGTGTTCTGTATTGAATCAACTTTTAATACACTCATTGGGCTATCTCCATTGCAACTAAACTCATAATTCCATATTGAGGATATGAATAATACGTAGTAGTTCCATTTTCACTTTTTATGTATACAGTATAAGTTATTGCACTTGTAGTATTAGGACTATCATAAGCTGACATTGAATGTGGATGATATCTAGCAGTAGCATTTCCTTGCTTATATGCTAAACCACCAGTAGCTTCTCCTATATGAGTACTATTTCTATAGATAGTAGTCATTGCTGTACCTGCTTCAATGTACCAACTACCGCCAGCTAAATTTAAATATATTTTACTAGAAGCAAATTTAGGAGTAATAGTTACCGCATGTCCCGTACTAGTAAAACTTTGGCTTGTAGTGCTGAAAGTTGTATTCCATCCTGTGTTTTGAACTTGAACAACATGACCTGGAATAGCCACCCCATTACCACTAGTCTTTTCGTTTATGGTGTCTACCTTCAGGATACTCATGGGGCAATCTCCAGTATTGAAAGTTTACCTTCACCACCTAAACCCCAACCATCAATAAGATATATAGATGTTGGACCAACTGCTTCTCTGCCATATATTTTATATGTAATAGTTGTTCCTGCCGATGCACTTGGACTATGTAATATATGAAAAGGCATACCTTGTTGTTGCCATCCAGTATTGCTTTCTCTGTAGTTAACAACAGCTTGAGTGTGTAGGTTTGCTGCATAGCTATCAACAGAAGAACGTAAAGCAAATGCGGCTTTTGTATCAGCAGAAGTTGATTTTCCTACTTGCATTTGAGCAGCGGCTGTAACTAATAATTTAGAATTAGCCACTGTTGTTGTTATCGAGCCGCACGTTACCATAGCTACATAGCTTGAAGAATTAGTTGAAGCACCGCTAAAAGTAGCTGTTACAGCTTGTATAGTATGTCCTGGTGCTATTAGCGTCTGACCAGCTGGTACAATAACTTTATTAGCATTAGCTCCGCTAGTAATACCTGTTAGATTTTCTACTTTTATTGTACTCATATAATCACCAAATTACCATTTACTGTTAGCGTTACACCTGATGCCACATTTATTGGCCCGTTTGCACTTGCATTTTGCGTACTTGCTATAGTTGTATCAGTAGCCATTGTTTGTTCATTAGTCTGAAATAAAGCTGTCTTCATAGTATTTTGAGTTGTATCATATATAGGTGCTCTAATACTAGATGCAAATGTACCACCACCTGAAAGTGTCGGCGCATCAGCTACACTAAATGTATTATGACAAATGATAGTTATTTCGTCACTAAGTGCAGCTCCAGTTCCAAGTACAACTGTAGTACCTGTTGAGGCTGTATAATCAGCAGGCTGAAGAAGAATACCATTAAGATACACGTCAACCGCACCCGCACTATAAATTGCGTTAAAGCTGGTTTGACCAGCAGTTGCGGTAAACGTATAAGCTCTTCTAGTACCTTCAGTTAATGTCTGTCCAATGTATGCCATTATTCAGGTCCCTACTAGGTATATTATCTAGCTGCTAATTCAGCTGCTGAGTCTGAATCTCGTTGAGCGGCTGTTTTAACCCAACCACGAGTAAAAGCATCAGCTACGATTAAATCTCTCGTTGCAGGAATTGCGACACCGTCGTCAAGTGCTTTAGTTGTATATAAGTTTACGATCTCATCGACCGCTATTCGAGCACGGTTAGTCGCTGCGTTATCGATCCAATCGGCAACATTATTAGCGGCGTACTCCATTCCTTTATTCTCTGTATCTGTCAGAGTAATAGTAAAATCAACCATTTAATTATCTCCTATGATGGTTTAGTTGGCCATACAACAGTATCTAGACTATTATATGTACCTGTTATATCTCGGAGTGCTTGACGGTATGTCGTTTGATCCGAGGTCATTGTGAGATCTGATAGACCCCACCAATCAGTCGCCGCAAGACGACTATCTCTTTCAGCGCGAAGCAATTTTAAAGGCTCTGCGTTTACTAATTCTGTTTTTTTAGTATCAACTTGACTCCATGTTACACCAAAGTCAGCTGGATTTGATGATTCAATAGCTGAACCATTACCATCTTCTCCAGTTACTTTTGCAAACATAGAATTAAATTCTGTTTCATTTGTAGGCTCACCGCGCATAACCCACTCGGTTATACCCAATGCGCCTAACGCTGTTGCTACATCTGTCATTTGTTTTTTCCTTGTTGATTATTTGTATTATATATTACCATTATTGGGCTATCTCCTGTATGTAAAGTTGAACACCACCATTATCAGCTAAATATCCATTACCACTTGTGGATGCCGCAAAGTAAAGCTCATATCTTACAGAAGATGTTGTACCAGGATTATCTTGCCACATATAATGTGCACCGTGTGCAATTTGGTTTGAGCCGCTTGAATTATTATTTTGATAATAAGCTTCTGTAACCCCCGACCCTGCCGTAGATAAACCGATATTTGTAGTTGCATCTCTCATGCATTTTACCTGAATAACAGGTGCAGTCACTAAATTGAATCTACGAGACTGAAAAGTAACTAATACTATAGAATTAGAAAACTTAGGTGTAAAATTCATAAAAACTCCAGAAGCAATATATGAAGTTGTACTATTATTATAAGATACTGCTCCGGATGTATTGCTTTGAAACTGAACCATATGACCAGGAATATGTACAGCATCACCGCCAGCAGCGTTTTGTATATTATCAACTTTTATAATAGACGTCATGTGTTCCTCCTAACCTAGTAAATACATGTAAGCCATATTATAACTAGCGTTTGTATCTGGCGCTGTATAGCTGTTATGCCAACAAAAGGCTAAAGTATCGTTAGCACTAGCACTTACAATAGTACTTATTATTATATTATCGTATTGTGTACCTGCGTTATTCTGACTCCAACTAGCCATTTGTACACTGGTATTATAAAGCATATGCAAACCACTCCAATTAGCATCGGCTGCTTTATAATTTATATTACAGAATGCTATATATTTACCACTAACAGGAAAAGTAAATTTGCCAGTGCTGTTATTAAAATGATTACCAACATTAGTATGAACATTTGCCCAAAGCATAGGATTATAACCACCTATGGCAGTTGTAGTTCCGCTATAGTTATAAGCCCCAAACATTGGCTGACTAGGCATTGTCACACGTCCACCATTATCAAATGCTACGTCTTTAGTACCATCATTCTTTATTCTAAAAGCATATTCATTATTTGCACCAAAGTATAATTCATCACCAGTTGCCGCAGTTATAAATGCTGCATTGGTTCCTCCATCTTTAAACTCAATAGAGGTGTCAGCATCTGTATTAACTGTTAAGTTGCCTCCAACAGTCAACGCACCTGTCATAGTATCGCCGGCCTTAGCTACAAATGCTGCATTAGATGCTGTTTTTGTATGATAGCGTGCATCAGTTTCAGTTAGATCCTGATAAGATAAACCAGTTGCAAGATCGTGCGACTTACCCATTAGGTTATCTCCAACAAACTCATAATAACATCACAACTACTTGCCGTATTTGATGTTATTTTTACACTATCACCAGTTTCCATGACAACTTTTTGATCTCCGCCGACAACGACTAGCGAACCTCCACTGGGTACGGTTGCTGTTTTAACTATGAAATGATCATTGGCTCCATCATTAAGAGCTACATCAACTGTTATTGCTGTTGCCGTATTGTTAGAACATGTTAATCCAATCACTGTTGTTTGAGTAGAAGATCCTACTGTATAACTGCCAACAGTTGCTGCTGACGTTCCAACGTTCCTTGATAATTTTCTTTTAAATGTATTGGGCATAGTTTATCCTAACGCGATTGCCATTGCAACTGCATTTTCATTTGCTGCATTCGTTGAAAATTGAGTAGTAGCAACAGTTGTATCATTTGTACCAGAAGGCCTTGTTGCCGTTCTGATATGTCCGAAGTCTACTAAAAGGTTTGATGTTGTGGCTGAATCATAGCCAACTTGTAAGCCGTGCTTGACGACAAAATCTTTATCCGTAGCCATTAGTTCACTTTCCCTGTTTGGCGTTTATGTTATTTATAATAGTTTAACTCAGCAATATACCTGTCAATACCATATCTCGTCCTACCCTAGTAAATGTCCAGAAAAATATGAATGTTGGCCAATGTAATGTTGTGTTCTACTGCCGTGGCCATATGTATATGGTTGAACAGTATCGTTAGCACTCATGTTAAAAATACCTGAAATCTGAGCACAAACATCAGGACCACACTCATGAAAACCATATATAGGTCCACAGTTACTAAAATTTAAATATGTAGCAACATATTCATTTTTTAGACCACCTGAGGTTTGAGTGTAAGCAATCCATTCCATATAATATCTACCATCAAAAGGTGCTGTAAAGACGGCATTTGATGTATTTAAATGATTACCAACATTATGTAAAACGGTTGGATTATACATCCCTGAAGCAACTGCTGCACCGCTAGCTATACTTTTATTTCCACTTGAACCTCTTATCATAAAACTAGGCTGATTAGGCTGTGTCACAGCTCCACTAGACTTGATTTCCATGTTTAAAGTATTATTTGTTGCAAACTGCATAGGCGCATTTTCATACAGCCAGTGATAGACACGGTTGGCAGCCTCCATAGCTACAGCATAACCATCAGCGTTAGTAGATCCACTTTCATTTGTAGTCATTTGAATACGAGCTTGAGAGCTTGCTGTTGCTTTATGAATTTGCAGATCATGTACAGGCGCTGTAGTTCCTAGACCAACTTTACCGTCCGAAGCTACAACAAATGGAGTTGTATCACTTGACTCATCATCTATTCTTAAACCATGGCCAGCAGCAGTATTTTTAATATGTAATCCATGTGTTTCTGTAGTATTTCCACCAGTAGATGTTTGCACAACCATTGCTGGATAATTTGTTGGTGCATTAGTAGTGACCTTTAAATTACCATCAGCATCATTTGCAGCTCCAGTAATCGTTACATCGCCAGTATGTGTAACTGTACTATTATGTGTAACAGCACCAGTAAAAGTACCGCCTGTTGTAGGCATTACTCCTGAATATGCCACATCTTCAAATGCTAAAATATTTACTTCTGCTCCAACTTCTGCTCCAGCAGTAAGAACAATTGAGGTACCATTAGTGGCCGTATATTCTGATGTGCTTTCTAAAATAATACCGTTATAAGTTACGATCATTGAGTTAGGGTCATATGCTAATGTTGCACCACCACCATCAGCTCCAGTAAATGTAGTTTGACCGGCTGTGGCAGTATACTTAAATACTGTCATCTTATTATTAACAGCTCTTGATAAATCTCTTGCTCTAGTCATTAGTCGGCCTCTTCTATCGTATTACCATCTGCCACCCATTTTTGTATGGCTATCCAGTGGCGGTTAGCGGGGTCTAGAGGAATATACATAAATCCCTGTCCATCTATTTCTGCTGTAACCTGACAGTTTTTACTATCATTATCTGTTATATATTTTACTGATGTAATATTCATAATTATAACTCCGCATCCGCTTGCCACTCCGTTGCAGCGTAGGCATTACCTGCAGAAGTTGTTCCTATTTGTGCAACTGCATTATGTATACTTGCAGTAAATCTACTAAAATTATAAGTGGTAGTTATTGTGGGGTTTGCCCTCATTGTCACAGGAAAAGTATAAGACGCAGATGCTGAAGAATTTGGTGGTGTGCCTGTTGAATAAGGACTTCTTATATAGATATTGTCACTTAAACCCGAGCTAACCCAAGAATAATAGTACCTTTGTGCTTTAGATAGTGTGACTGAGTACGGTTCATGCTCAAACGGCGTACTTTGCGACCCAACTTCCAACTGAACGCCAGTTAGTTGAAAGGTGGCATTTGTAGTTGTTATGACAGCATCTGTT